TCTCCCGAGCCACAAACGACTTGGCCGCCGACTCGCTGAAGTTGTGCAACTTGATGGACCCCGACACACTCGGGCGACCGTAGCGTCCCATGTAGGACTCTACGAACGCATCAATGTTCGTGTCCAGTGTCGCCGTCAGATCGTCGGTCGCCTTGTGACGCGCAAACGAACCGGTCTGCCAGTGATAGAGCTTGATCTGGTTGCGGATGGTCAGCAGGTGGGTCACAAGGTCGCCTCCCGATCCGCGATTGCGACGCGTACCACCGTACTTCAGGGTAGGAACCTTGGCACGATGCGTGGCAGCAGCGGCGACGCCCTTCTTCCGAAGGTTGGCTTTGACTGCGTTGTCTGCCGCTTTCCACATCTGGAGTCCCGTGTTGTGAAACCCTCGCCTGCCTTCTTCAATGGCTTGGTCGTAGAGAGCGGTCGCAATGGGTGGCTCTTGAAGGGGCGGGTTTTTGCGCGCGGGCGGATGGGCAGGAGGCTTTCCCGACATTGTCTCTTGGCAAGAAACAATGGGGAAGGCAGCCTTTACGGTCGGACGATTTCAGCCACCGACAATCGGACACAAGGCACTCTTGGAAGCTGTGAAGACGGCTGCAGGTCCTGACGGACAGGCGTTTGTCTTCGTCTCGTCCACAATGACACCCAAGGCAAAGAACCCTCTGACGTCGGCTCAGAAGATGCCAATTCTTCAGACCTTGGTTCCCACGGGCATTACGTTCGTGGACACGCAGGAGTGCAAGGACAAGGGAGAGCCCTGTGGCGGTGCCCTCCATGCCTTCTACTGGCTCATCGACAAGAAGGGCTACGCCAAGGAGGATCTGACCCTCGTGGTAGGAGATGACCGCAAGCCCGAGTTCGGGCCCACTGCGGACATCTGGAAGCGAAAGGAGGAGAAGGATGTGTACGCCCCAGGAGACTTTGTCTTTCTGAAGAGCGACAAGCGGAACCCTGACCTGGAAATCAAGGACGCCGCCAACATGAGCGGGACGAAAGCCCGCGAGTATGTGAAGAAGGACCGCAAGGACGACTTCTACCGCGCCATCGGCTACGACACGGTTGCCGACACCACGGCTGCGGACACCGTCTACCAAATCATCAAGTCCAGTCAGGCATCCAAGGGCAAGACAGGAGGTGCTCGGGACCTCCACGAGGTTGCCTACGGAGCGGATGCCGAGTTCACCTATCCAGTCCGCAAGACTAGGCGGAGCAAGGCATCAGGCAAAGCTTTATCTCGCCGAGGTTCGCGATCACGTACCGGATCATGAGAAACCAGCCGTTCTTCATGTGAACCTCCAGATTGTTGCTGAGGTTGGAGCACTTGGTAAAGAGCACGAGATGGGGCAGACTGAACGTACCAGACACAATCTCATCCGTCTCCTTCTTGCTGATCGACAACTCCGATGCCGTGTCGCCCATCGTCACCGTCTGCGAGGCAAACGGACCCTTGCAGGAGAACGTGAGAATGGTCCCCACGTTCTTGATATCGACGGTCTTGGCGGACAGCAGGGTCATGTCGCGACAGATCTTCTGGAAGTCCAGAGACGGCATCGTAATGCGGGTGGCGAACTCCGTCTCGGACATCTGGATGTCGGACTCGTCGCGGTCCAGGAGGTTGATCTTGTAGCGAACGCGGCGCTTCTTCTCCCCGTTCTCCAGCGTGATCGTCAGGTGGTTGGACTCCGACCGCGAGACGCTGAACGTAATGGTGTCCTCGTTGGTGACCGTCTTCACAACACGGTAGAAGTGGTCGGTGTTCAGACCGACGTCAAGCTTGGGCGCCGAGTGGTTGTACTCGTAGTGCTCAAACTTGTTGGCGTGAAGGCGCATGTGGGTGAGCACAGTGCGCGTGTTGTCCATCGCAATCATGCGGATGCCGTCTGCGTCAAAGACCAGCGACATCTCCACGAGCATAGACTTGAGACCCTCGGCGAGGGTGCGAATGGGAGCGGTCTGAACTGTCTTAGCGACGACGAGATCCTCGGACATTTGTCTTGTTGCCTCGGCGAGACGTAAGTCTCTTTTTCCGCGACCCTCCCTTGGACCTGCGAACGGTGCCGGCTCGGGAGGACGGTACGGCAGAGGTAAAGTTCGGGGCAAGAGCGCCCAGTCCGGGAGTGCCGATGGCCCCGAGAGCTCCCCGGGCTCCAGGAATTGCGCTTCCGATGCGTCCCCGAGACAGCGACTCGCGGAGTTGCGCCGGAGACAATGCCCGACCGGTAGCCCTCGCCTCGTTCACCATCCGAAGGGCATCCTGGGCTCCCGACAGACGCTCCTGGGCGAGGCTCGGGAGTTCTGCTGCGGCCTGGCTCTCGAGTTCGGCGGCCGAGGACACTGGAATTCCCGCCAACTCCATGGTTCGACGCTCGGCTTCCACGGGATCAAGTCCAGTTCCGCCAGGGACGGGCGTCTGAGAGGTGGGCGCTGGAACCCGCGGGCGCATGGGGTTCTCAATCTGAAAGGTCTCGCCGGGAGGAACTTCCAGAGGCACTGCAGCAGTGGGGAGTGTCTCGGTTGACTGAACGATAGGGGCTGGGGCTGGGACTGGGGCTGGGGCTGGAACCGCGCACGCCTCCGGAGTCTCAAGACGCGGGGTTTGGCGGAGCTTGCGAAGCCTCTCGCGAAGAGCAGTTGTTTCCGCCACAAGACCCGGGACCTTGCGCACTCCTGCACGAATTGTATCGAGGAGAGGCTCCAGGCGCTTCTTGAGCTGAATGAGAGTCTCTCCGCCTCCTGCCTGAACGGTCAGCGGAGTCGTCCTCGGAGGAGCACCCTCACGGAACTCGGCATCGGAGACAAACGCAATTCCCGCAGTCTCCCTCTGGTAACTCGCAAAGACCCGCTTCAGGGTGTTCACAGCCGACACCAGTTGGGCAACGAGAGTTTGACGGACGTCAATCGCCGAAGTGATCTCGTCCTGGAGGGTACACCCACCCGCAAAGTTTCCAGGGGTCGGGCTGTCTGCGACTTCCATCGCCAAGGCTCGGGTTGGCTCGTTCAGTTGGGCGGCGGCTCTCTCTCCCGACACGAGTGCCTGACGACTCTCAACGAGAAGACGGGGGTGAATGGTGGAGACGGGAGGCGGTCCCGGAGATGGGGGTGTGACGATAGACGCGGGCGCCTGCGGGGCAGGGGCTTCGGGGGGCTGTGGAGCAGGAGCTGGAACGGGCGCCTGCGGGGCAGGGGCTTCGGGACTCGGCGGGATTGGAACTGCAGCAGTCTCCGTCGAGATGGCGTCCGGGGGGGCGGGGGCGGGGGGAGCAGGGGCAGGGGCCTGCGGACCGAGACCCAATCCTTCGTACTCGGACTTGATCTTAGCAAGTTCCTCGCGGACAACAGACAGGCGCTCAGTCCCAGACTCCACAGACAGGCGGTTCTCTCCGAACTCGGCTTCCAGGGTGCGAAGGGCGTGCCAGGTCTCAAAGAGGTGACGAACGAGAGGAGCAGGTACACGTCCGAGATTTCCTGACATCGTATCCCAGAGTGTCGCAATCTCCTCTCCGAGCGCAGGAAGATCGCGCTTCATCGTATCAATCCAACGGATCTTGATTCCCTCGGGAGTGTTCTCAAACTTGCGCTTCTCAACAAGATCCTCAAAGCGGGCTTCGATGCTCTTGAGGGTCTCGTAGCTCGCACGAACCGTGGGAATCGTCACGGTCTTGATGAGCTCGTCCACCTCGGCGATCAACGCGTCAATGTCCGCATCGCCCGTGCCACCCGTTGCAGTGGACAGGTCGCTGGTGAGAGTAGCCAGGAGACTGGGCTCTTGCGGTGCGGGGGGCTGTGGAGCAGAGGCTCCGGGACTCTGCGGGGCTGGAGGGGCAGAGGCTCCGGGACTCTGTGGGGCAGGCGGGGCTGGAGGGGCAAGAGCTGGAACGGGCTCTTGCGGGGCGGGACTCTGCGGGAGGCCCGGGTCCGTGCCGACGGATTGGGCAGGGCTCGTGAGAGCTCCCGAGGACCTGCGTCGGGTGGTCAGAGTTGCCCACGCCGTGTCTACCGCACGGCTTCCCAGTCCAGGGCGGGCAATGTAGTTTGTGAGTGCGTTGATGAATGTGCCATACAGGGAATACAAATCTCCATCGGATTGGGAGGACAACTCATCAGCAGATCTGTTCAGTTCATCCACCTTGGATCCGTAGTCGGCACTGATGAGAGCGCTGGACTGGGTGACCAATCCCTTCAAACGCACCAGTCGGTCCTTAAGGCGAGCGACTTCCTCCGCACTGGGAGGGGCCGTGCGTCGTGTTCCCACCGCACCTCCAGTCTGGGCGGGTGTCTTCACGACCTGCTCCTTCATCCGCTTCTTCAACTCATCCGCACGAACCTTGAACTCTTCCACGTTCGTCTCCGCCACTCGCTTGCGAAGGCTTTCCGTCTCTGCCCTCAGCCGTGCCATCTCTGCCTGAAGGATTGCGTTCCTTCCCATCGCAGTCATTTCCTGACCTGTGGGTGTGTTTGCGAAGTCGTTGGCGAACCCATATCCCGTCACCAACGCCGTTCCGACCGCCGCGGTAGTTGCAGCCATTACTTAGTTCTCACAAAGGTTTTCGGAAGTCCATACGGTACAAAGGCCAGGACGACTAGGACGACGAGCACTGCGATGTCCACGGTGCGAATGACCTTCTTCGTCTTCTCGGGGAGCTTCTCATACTTGTCTTTGTATTCCTTCGGTTTCAGGTCTTTCCACATCCATCCCAACAGGGTGGGTTCAAACCGATCCGTACAGTCATAGAGCACGTCATACCACGCGAGCATCACATAGGCGAGACACGCAAGGATGAAATTGACGACAATGCGATGCGAATAGGCCACGGGATGAGGCATCCAGTAGACCAGGAGCACAAACGCAGAAAACGCCAGGCACTTGGGGTTGAGCGCGAGTTCCGTACCGAAAAGTCCGCCGCCCATTTGTTACTTGGTATACAAGATATACAACAACGAATACACAGCAAGAAGCCCAACCCAGACGATCTGGTCGTAGGTCAGGGTCTCCTCCATCGTCTCCATAAGATACACCGACGCAGCAACCATTCCGGCATCGGCAAGCAGAATCTTCCACGAGCCCTCGGCCGCATAGCGCTTGAACAGGTCAACAATGCGGTTCTGTCCAGTCGGCACACCCTGGATGACACCCACGTAGAAGAGGACATCGTGGAGAAGCTGGATGCCCACGGCAACCCCGATCAACGACAGCCCCTTCGCACCAGGCACCAGGAACATTGCTAACGCAATGCCCAGGACGATGATGAGAATATCAGATCCAACGGCCACGACACCAAAGTCCCTGTACCAGATGGGCAAGGCCTTTGTGAGGGGCACGACTTTGGACAGAGCAATGACGCCGAAATCCACCCACGCAGTTGCAGCCAGGAGAGCCGCCCAGGGAACCATTGTCTTTCCGCGAGAGTTTAGTGCTTCTTGTTCTTCTGGGTCTTGACGACACCGAACGAGCCCTTCTTCGCCTTGAAGCCCGCCTTCTCAAGACGACGGGTCTTTTTCGCCATCGTGGACTTCTTCCGCGAGACGATGCGACCCCACTTGTTGTACTTCAGGTCCGTCTTGGTGAGTCCCCCGGACGTGTGGTGAGCCGTTCCGTGCATCACCTGGGCACGAGATCCAATCGCAGGCATGTGCATTTACTTTCTGTGCAGAAACTTTACGATAGGCGGGACATAGGTGTCCTTGACAGAGACGATCGCAGGCTCAGGTGTCGGAGGAGGGAGCGGGAGAGGAGACGATCTCGGAATGTCCAACCGAAGGCTAGCATAGGGAGTCTGAAGCAAGCGGGGTTTTTCGGGCGGTTGTTCATGATCGAGGTATTCCAACTCAATGCGACCACAGTACGTGTCGTTGATCCAATCAAATGGGAACTCAACCGCGGTCTCGCCGATCTTGCGCCTCCCATTGCTGTAATGAACCAACATTCTCCCTACGACTTTGGGATAAATGACATCGGTCAGGAAGTTCTGGTCGTGTCCGTTCCGATGCCCCTTTTCAGTATCTTCGGTGTAGGCTGCGTACTCCGCGTGCATGTTCAACCCGGAGGACTTGCGGATCCCCCACATTCCACCCATCATCTCCGCAGTGTGCTGGATGTTGTCGCGAATGGTATGAGCCACAAACTGCGGTCGGTTCACAAATTCGCGGATCGCCCAGCGATCCTTCCAGTGGATCCGGCTGTCTGCGTCGCGCACCATCATGAGATCCACTTCAGGTTCATCGATCGCATAGAACCGGTGGATCATGTTGATCGGACCAGTGACCCCTGTCGGACGAAGCACAACACTCGTGCAGGCCTCCAGATGATGGATCATCGCCTCCTCGACGTCGGGTCCATAGTACACATACACCTTCCACGTTGGGAAGTACTTTCCTGCCAAAAAGATGTTCTCGAGAAGTCCCCGGTAATACTTCGGGTTCTCGGGTCCATACAAGCAGAACGAGAACGCGTTTACCATTACTGAATATACAGAAAGGAAATACTAAATGAGGTTCTTTTGTATGGACCTCCACATCTCGGTCATCGCAGACTTCAAGTCGGCATGTCCGGATGTTGAAGTCGTTGATTGGTGTCTTTCGGGACACGCCTGGGTGATGAAGCGGAACCAAGATCATCCCGATCACATCAACCCCGCAACCTGGAAAGATCTTACGCCTGAGCGAATCAAGCTCTTCCAAGACAAGTACGACTCCTTCCTCAAAACCTTTGATGGCTTCATCGTAGGCTTCTGCAGTGCGTTTGCCATGATCTATGAGAAGTACAACAAGCCAATTCTGATGTTGAACGCCGTGCGCTACGACATCCCCTTCTGTTTTACGAAGAACACGACGCAACTGACTCGGTGGAAGGAATGTCTGGATCGTCTGAACAGCCACGGACTTCTGACGATTGTCTCCAACAACAAAGCGGATCAGCTCTACACGAAACTGGGATGCGGGATGCAAAGCCAGCTGATTCCAAGCTTGTGTCTGTACACGAACACCCGCTACACTCCTACCAAGCCAACGTTTCTGGTCTACAACGGCTCGTTTCCTTCCCACCCGCTTCTCACAGCCAAGAAGGATCTTCCGCATCCGCACGAGTGGAGCGACGTGACCTCCTTTCGGGGTATCGTGAACTTTCCCTACGAGGTAAGCCTCATGAGCTGCTTTGAACAGTTCACTGCAGGCTGTCCGATGTTCTTCCCCTCCAAGGCCTACTGGAAGTCCAATCCCGGAATTCAGAGTCTCTCGGCCTACTGGGACAAGAGTCTCCCGTCCGAGTTTGCGCCGTTGTCCACCCCGCAGGACTGGATTGAGCTGGCAGACATGTACGAGACCTTTCAGTCCCCAAACACGCATTACTTTGATTCCACCGAGCACCTCATGAACATCTTGGAGACCTTCGAGTATGTCGACGATCGCGAGTTCCGGCAGGCGCACATTGACCGAGTGAAGCAAGAGTGGAAGCGCGTCCTCCAACGGATTGTCTCGGGCAAATTCTGGGACCAGCCGCCTCGGCACATCTGCTACAATCGGCTGCCGCTTCTCGCCAACGTCGTCTATGACATCAACTACGCAGGGTCTGGCGTCACCCCGCAACACACGTATCCCAACCACGATCCGATCACCCGAGGAGACGTTGTCTTTGTCAAGACGGACTTTCTGTCTTGGTTTCTCGACAACCGGAAGAGTGAGGCACCGTTCACACTCGTGACGGGCGTCTCCGACTTGTCGCCTACACCCGATCAGTGTCGGCGCATTCTCGTGAACCCGAACATCAAGCGGTGGATCGGATGCAACATTGCGCGATCGGACCCCAAGATCATCAAACTGCCGATTGGAGTGGGAGAGCCCGAACGCCCCAACGGAAATCATGAGACACTGGTTCGCCTTCACGCAGGGCGCATTCCCTGGTCGGAGAAGCTCGATGATGCGTGTGTGCCCTACCACGGAGGTACCCACGAGTCTCGAACCCTCCAGCCCACGCTTCTCAAGCTTGACTTTGAAGACTACATGCGCGCAATCAGTCAGTACAAGTTTGTCGTCTGCAAGCGGGGGAACGGACTGGACACCCATCGGGTCTGCGAAACACTTCTGATGGGATCCGTTCCGGTGATTGAGCATTCGGGGTTGGACGACATGTACTCCCAGTGGCCGTGCCTCCTCGTAGACTCGCTGAACTCGATTGATACGTCCTCCTTCGTCTGGGACGATGCGAAATACGAGGCATTCCTGGACGTCTTCTGGCTGCGCGATGCGCTTAGAGAGCGCCTTCTCTAGATACGACAATGAACGTTGCGGTCGTCACAGGAATCACAGGACAGGATGGATCTTACCTTGCTGAACTCCTCCTTGAGAAGAACTACCGCGTTGTAGGAGTGGTTCGTCGCGCCTCCTCGCCCAATCGCGACCGCATCCGGCACCTTCTCTCCAATCCGAACCTCGAGCTCCGAGAGGCCGACATGTGCGACACGACCTCTCTCCGAGGTGTCTTTGGAGACCTTGTTTCGGCACCGCGCATCGAGGTCTACAACCTAGCCGCCCAGTCGCACGTCCATACCTCGTTCCGACAGCCAGAGTATACGGCGGACGTGGATGCCCTAGGACCCCTTCGCATTCTGGAGACAATTCGATCTCTGGGTCTGGAGTCCAAGACACGGTTCTACCAGGCGTCCACCTCGGAGCTCTTTGGCAAGGTTGTGGAGACCCCGCAGAGGGAGACTACTCCCTTCTATCCTCGCAGCCCGTATGCAGTCGCCAAGCTCTACGCCTTCTGGATCGTGAAGAACTATCGTGAGAGCTACAACCTCTACGCCTGCAATGGAATCCTCTTCAACCACGAGTCCGAGCGTCGTGGGGAGGAGTTCATCACCCGCAAGATTACGCAGGGGCTGGCAAAGGTCTACCGCGATCCATCGTTTGTCCTGGAGCTCGGCAACCTCGACGCTCGTCGCGACTGGGGCTATGCGCCCGAGTATGTGGAGGGCATGTGGCGCATGCTGCAGCAGGACCGCCCGGAAGATCTTGTCCTTGCCACGGGGGAGACTCATTCGGTTCGCGAGTTTGTCGAGGAAGCCTTTCGGGTCGCAGGGCATGGGATCTGCTGGGAGGGCTCGGGAATCCACGAGGTGGGGCGAGATGAAACCGGGCGCATCGTTGTCCGCATTGATCCTGCCTTCTATCGTCCCGCCGAAGTTGTCCTCCTGGTGGGCGACGCCTCACGCGCACGGCAGAGACTGGGGTGGTCGCCGAGGACTACGTTCCGAGACCTGGTTGCGCGGATGGTTCGAGGGGATTTGAATGTCCCCCACTCGTAAATGATCGTTGAGAACACGGGTCATATCCAGCTTGTCCAACCGTTCGGACAGTGGATCGCAAAGTATGCTGCCGACACCCGCTTCTCCCGCTACCTCGAGATTGGAACCTGGAATGGCCGTGGGTCAACCTGCTGCTTCTACGACGGGTTCACCAAGCGGTCGGACACTCCTATCCTTCAGAGTTATGAGATCGACAAGGATCGCGCAACCGAAGCAGCCGCTCTCTGGTCGTTTGCTCCGCAGATCCGCGTGCTTCACGGACGCATCCTCAAAGACGATCAGTACCCATCCTATCGCGAGGTTCTCGCGTTGTTCCCCGATGTGAATGAGCAATGGCACAGCGAAGACGTCCGGAACTTCTGGTCGTGCCCCCACATCCCCATTGAAGAGCCCGAAGTGGTGCTCTTGGATGGAGCCGAGTATCTTACGCAGTTTGAGTTTGAGCGCGTCTTCCGGGGCTGTCCGAGTGTGCGCGTCTACATTCTCGACGACACACACACCGCAAAGACGCCGCGCATCAATGACTTCTTGCTAAACCATCCGGAGTGGACACGGATTGCCTACTCGGACACGGAGCGGAAGGGCTGGGCGGTGTTTGAGAAGATCACTCTGCCCCAAACGGAAGCTCATCCCTGTAGTCAATCCCCATAGAGTCCAGTCGAGACACATGACGGTTGTGACGATACCCGAACGTTCCGTCGTGATGGATCTTCATCCCAATGAAAAGAGTTAATGCGAATGCAATCATAGCGTGGATGTTCGCATCCATCCACCCCTTCTGAAGAATTCCGCCCGACTCCTCGAGAGCCGCAATGTACCTCTGGATAAGAGAGTTCTGCCAGATCCGCTGGCTCGCAATGTGGAAATTGTTGTAGGGCGCAAGTCCAGTGTAGGTATCTCCCCGGAGAACGTACTTCTTCCGAAGTTCGCTCTTCAGAGTCTCCAGATGGGCTCCGTAGCCCTCCTTGCGAAGGAACTCGAGCGTAAACTCCCAGAGCGACTGTTGGTCTTGAGGGTCTTCAAACATTGACCGATAGACGTAGTCGTGCTTCAGAAGGTTGCGTTCAACATACTCTTGGGTCAGATACGGGGTCTGGAAATACGAATCGTCGTCCAGCCTCATGTAATGTGTATACTTGGCAACCTCCGGATGAGACTGCATCACTCCGCTGAAGAACCTGCACATCATCAGGTATCCATACGGCCGACGCAGCGACGGGTTGCTCTCCTTCCCCGAAAAGTCAATCGCAATGAATTTGGTACCCTCGGGCAACTGCGCGAACTCCTCCTCGGTGTAATCCTCATGGAAGACCAGAATGTCAATCGTCGGAAACAGCCTTCGCGCGATCTTCAGAGACCCCTGCAAAAGTTCCAGCCTCGAGGCTTGGGTCGGATCGTTGTAGATGTGATGGCTCTTCGGGGATGCGAGGTAGACAATGCACCAGCTCATTGTACGTTTACACGACTGCTTTTTTTAACAGGATATCGCACAATGAAGATACTGTGCCTCATTCTGGCCAGCGATACAACTCCCGAGTGTGTGAGGTTTCAGACACTCTGGAGGAAGTTCATGAACAAAAACATCAGCATAGATTGCTATTTCTACAAGGGTCATCCCGATCTCCAGCAGCCCGAATTCTTGGAAGACAGGACGCTCTGGATTAAGGTGCCAGAAACCCTGGAAACCGTCTATGAGAAGACCCTTCGGGCGTTTGCGTATTTTGTTCCCCAACTCGACAAGTATGACTATGTCTATCGAAGCAACCTCTCCACATTTGTGTCGTTTCAACACATGCTGGAGTTCTGTGCCAATCTCCCTCGCACGAATTGCTGTGCAGCGGTCGCAGGTGGAATTCCGCCTGAAGATGAAGTTCGTAACTCGATTGAGCATGGGTTCTCGTTCCCAAGTGGCAACGGGTTTCTTCTAAGTGTAGACGTCGTACGTCGTCTTGTGGAGGAGAAGCCTCCCCTCGTCGTACAAGATGACGTAACTATTGGGACTGCCCTTCGGTCATGGAAAATCCCGATCATCGAATTTGTTCGCCCCGATTATCGTGACGATGGGAGCTGGTACATGAACAACCATGCCCTCCTCAAGCCCAACGAATGGAACCTGGACCCAAAGAAGATTATGTTTATATATCGTCTCAAGTCCTATGATCGAATGCGGGATGTGAAGATGATGGAGGACCTCATTCGGAGGGTGTACGGCGTGTAAGCACGGTCAGTCCGTTGGTGTTCGAAGGCGTCTCACACAGCTGCCGAAAGGTTGTCTGAATCATTTGTAATGTTGGATACAATATGCCCATATATCCCATTTCGTTCTCAATTCCCGAGTCAAAGATTGTGGGTTCTGTCCCCACCAAGACAAAGGGGGTTGGACATATTGTTCCCGGAGACACGTCGACCTACATCTTCGAGGATGAAGAATCCTACCGCAAGGACTACCAGGCGAGTGTGTTTGGCCGCACGAATAAGAAGGGTGGGTGGGACTGCCTTCGCCATTACGAGATTCTCGCCAACGGATGCATTCCGCTGTTCAGGGATCTGGATAAGTGCCCCGCGCGAACCATGACCCATTTCCCGAAGGATCTCGTGTGCGAGGCCATGCAGTCTGACACACCCGAGACGTACATCCCGCGTCTTCTCGACTACACCCGCACACACCTGACCTGCCGCGCCATGGCACAGTATGTCTTTGACACGGTGGGGTGTCCGACGCCTCGCAAGGTTCTGTTCCTAGGGGGGAATCCCAATCCGGACTACCTCCGGTGCCTCACGCTCATCGGTATGAAGCAGATCCTCGGGAACCAGTGCATGGAGTCAGTGCCGGTGCCGCACATCTACGAAGATTATCCCAGTCCACAGACCCTCTACGGAAAGGGGTTCACCTATTCCTGCGTTCTTCCCCAGTCTGCCAAGCCACCGCCCATTCACATTGACGATCTCCGCAATGGATCGTTTGATCTAGTTGTCTACGGAAGCCTGCATCGCGGAATGCCGTATTGGGAGGAGGTGACGAAGGCGTACCCCCCGCAGCGGATTGTTCTTCTCTGTGGCGAAGACTGCGACTCCGGCCAAGCCCAGCATTCCTGTTGGGCGGAGGATCTTGGACAAAAGGGGTTTCACGTGTTCATTCGTGAACTCACATAGTCATGTTCAACCGCCTTGCCTTTTGGAAGACGAAGGGAATGAACCCTGAGGTGATCTACGACATCGGCGCCAACGATGGAAGCTGGACACGAGATGCCAAGCAGGTGTTTCCCGAGGCTCGCTACGAGCAGTTTGAGGCCAACAGTCAGCATACAAAGCCCGGAGTCCATACGGTGCTTCTCGGGGAGACAACCAAGGACGTACAGTTCTACAAGGCTTCCGGTCCGTCTGCAGGATCCAACACAGGCGCTTCTGTCTATCTCGAAGTTACGCATCACTATGTTCCGGGAACGTACACGACTGAGACGCTGCCCATGGTCCCGCTGGACGACTACGCAGCCCGGGCTGCCCTTCCACCTCCCGACTTGATCAAGCTGGACGTCCAAGGCGCAGAGCTCGATGTTCTCAAGGGCGGAGAGACCCTTCTCCAAGGCACAAAGTACGTTCTTATGGAAGTTAGCCTTCATCGCTGGAACAAGGATGCTCCAATGATCGAGGATGTGATGGCATACATGTCCGCACGGGGGTTTGAGTGCATCGACATTGTGGATACACACACCGTAAAGGACTATCTCTTTCAAATTGATGTTCTGTTCGCACACAAGTCTACGAGTCTTCGCAAGCAGGACTTTTACGAGCGGTAAGGGAGGAAACCAAGAGGTCGTGTCTTGGGTTTGGGGCGACACACGATCTGCCGGAAGGCTTCCATGACGGGCTCAATTGCAAACTGTTTGTATCCATTGGACGACATATCCATGTCTCCGCGACGGAACGAACGAAGAAGGGTCACAAGGTCCTCCTTCGTCGTGTACCGATAAACCTTGTCCCTCAAGATGCGAAAGTGGGCATCGTCCGTGCACTGAGCGCAGGCAATTATCGGCTTGTCGGAGACCGCGAACTCCGCCACTGCAAGTCCGAATGTCTCTCCGTCGCTTCGGGCGTGGAGATAGGCATCGCAGGTGTTGATGAACTTCTGCTTGGCCTCGATGTCCACGGTCTTGGGAAGGTGAAATACATTCGGAAGAGTGCAGAACTTGTCCGTGTTCAGGAAGAGGAAATAGATGTCGGGATTGGAGGTCGCAACCTCTATCACCGCCTCTCGAGCGGCTTGAATGTCAAAGGTATCCATGGCACCGTGACGTCCAAAGACAAGTGCATCCTCGGGAATGCCCAGTTCAGCGCGCATCGTCTCAGTCGTTGTCCCACGGTGGACGGGATAGGGAACCACGGGGACAGACGTCTTAAACCGATCGTTCAGCTGCTGGCTGATCGAGAAGTAGATATCCCCGTGCGGCTGGCGTGTCTCAAAGACACAGTGGACGGCATACGTGCATGCCGTCACGTCTCCAAATGGGGCTCTTTCGATGGCACCGTGGGTCTGGGTGTAGTAGACGTCGACACTCTCGCGACGCAAGAGGGAATCTACCTCGGTAAACGAGTTCACGAGGTAGACCCGGAACCGCTTGCGGAACTTCTCTAGAACATCAGGCATGCAGACAAGTCCATACCTAGCATATGCCTCGGGGGTGAACCCGACGATGATGGATTCGTTGCCGAGAAGCGTCTCGTTGTAATGGGCGTAATCAAAGACAGACACCTCAGTTCCGCGCTCGCCAAAATGGCGAATAAAGAATGCGATCTTCATTGCAATGCTCTTTAATATCCGTGTTGGTAATACCACCGCCGGTCGTGAAACCCTGTTGCAGGCCCTTCGCACCCAGAAACAGGCAGATCCGGAGTTCTCGGTGATTGACGTTGGTGGAAGTGCAGGGGGGTGGAGCCACTCGGTTGCAGACTGGATTGTAGACATCAACCCCGTCGACACCACCCGCTGTTTCAAGGCGAACCTGAACCGATACGACGACTGGCAGGTGGTTCGCGACTATGTGGCAGAACATGGCAAGTTCTCCTTCGCGATCTGTTCGCATACGCTCGAGGATATTGCGAACCCAATGCTCGTACTGGAGATGCTCCCACAGATTGCAGACCAGGGCTACATCGCTGTTCCTAGCAAGTATCGCGAGTTCGCGCGGATAGAAGGTGCGCACCTCGGATACATCCATCATCGGTGGATTTTCAACATTCGACCTGAGGAGCCCAACCTGTTTGTTGGATTTCCGAAACTTGGGTTCTTGGAGTATGCAACCGAACTTCATCGTCTTGGAGACACGTCGTCGGCGATCGAAGAGCTTGCCTTTCGGTGGAAGGACAGGATCCCCTATCGGATTGTCAATGACGATTATCTCGGTCCCACTTCGGGAGCCGTGAAAGAGTACTATCGTGCTTTGCTGTAAGTTACAGGTTCATCTGCCAGTTGTTATCCACGATAACAAAGTTCTTCTGATATTTGATGATACCTGGAGGATTGTATACATACGCCTTTCGAACAGTTCCCGTTCCATATATGTCTTCAAAGTGCGTTGGAACGTCAGCGTTCTTTACAAACCAGTCGCCTGTTGCACCGAAATCGTCCTTGAAGTCGAAGATCACATCTTCGTTCAACCACTGCGGAAGGTGACTACAATTTGCGCGGATATCGGCTTCGTTGGGAATGCCTATCGAAGACTTGTATGCATACCGCTTGTCTATGTCTGTATTTGCAAGGTATTTCATTACTTTCGATTTCTCACGAAGAAACCATTGACTGTGTAGCAGTCCCGTTGTTTTTGTCGCACTCTCTTGGAGCTTTCGATACGAGCTACAACTGGGGAGATATGTTTGAATGGTTGTCCAAAACCCTTCCAGGAAGCGTACGGTGTCGTGAGTGTAAAAGATATGCGTATACGCATTCAGGATGCTTCGACCGTGGTCGGTTTGTGTCAAATAGACCGCAGCGGTGTTGTCCACGTTACAGAAGCGCGTCTTGATGACCGTATACTCATTTGACGTATCGATACTGTCAACGTCCGACTCTCCTAAGATACAATAAACATTCGAGAGTGGGATCCGAGCCAACCTCATGGAATCGAGAAAGATAGGCATCGTTGTTGGCGAAAACGACACACATGAATTCACAACAATAGCAAGCGTCATTATCCGTTCTCTACATCTGTTTTTGGGTTTCCAAACACAGGTGTGGGGTTTCCCCCTTTTTTGTTTTTCAGTTGTAGATCTCCCTGAGCGTGCCTTACGCTTAGTTGGAGTAGGCAAGACCACCCATGCCGGACATCACGCGGAGCACGTTGTAGTTGACGGCATAGACACGAACCTGGGCAGTGCGGCCAGAGCGAACCGTGTTGACGGACACCGTGAGCTGGAGGGTCGCCTTGTCGATACGGGAGAAGTTGCAGGTGCCGCTGGGCTGGTGCTCCTCGGGCTTGAGCGCAAAGGAGTAGACGTTGATGCCCGGGGCGGGGGTGCGAGTGTGGTGCTGGTAGGGCTGGACGCGGTCGAAGTAGCGGCCCTCGCGCTCCGTGAAACGGTCCTGGCCGTTGAGCTGGAGCTTGGCAACCTCCACGGGGTTCTTGCCGGAGCACTTGACGCCGGAGTCGAGGATAACCTTGGCGAGCAGGTAGTTGGTGGTCGCCGCGAAGACCTCCTCACCCTGGTCGGGTCCAGAGTCGAGCCAGGACGCACCGCCGAGGGAAGGACCGAAGGCGATACCGATGCCCGGGAGGTAGGGGCCCGAAGGACCGTCACCCGCCGTGGTGGGGATGGCCTGCTGGGCGGTCTGGTTGTTAAGGTTGCCGAGCGAGCCGCGGGCGAGGATGTCCATGACGATGCCCTCCGTGGTGAAGTCATCCGTGTAGTTGAACGGCTGGCACCCGTTGACCTCCTTGATGAAGTTCTGGTTGGGGGTGCAGTCAACGAACGAGTCGCGCTGGACAACCCACACAAGCTCCTTGACGGGGTGGTTGAAGTTCAGCTGGATCTTGTTGCTGGACGAGGTGATCGACTCAGCGCCCGTGAACTGGAGCTGCTCGATGAGGTACTCGTGGGTCTGCTGGGCGAAGCGGCGACGCTCCTCGGAGTCGAGGTAGATGTAGTCGATGTAGAGCGACGCGGCAGTGAGGGACTGGATCGCCGTGGACGGCGCAGCGCCAGTGGACTGCTCGTAGTAGCAGCAGTTGATCCACTGCTCGAACTCGACGTTGATGCGGACCTCGTGGTACTGGAGGGCGATGAGGGGGATCGCGAGGCCGGGGTTGCGGCAGAACCAGAACTGGAGGGGGATGTAGAGCGTCTTCGCCGGGGTGCCCGAGCGGGGGGCGCAGGAGTTGGTGAGCTCAGCACCCGCGCAGGAGGCATCGAGCGCATAGCCCTTGGTGTCCTTCATCAGGACGAGGTCGTGGGTGTTGCCGATCATGTCGTCGAGCGCCTCAGTGGTACCCACATCCTGGGAGAGCTGGGTCCAGATCTGCATCCAGTCACCGTACTGGCGGTCGATGCGCTGGCCACCGATCTCGAGCTCAACCACCTTGATGAGGCGGTGGCCGATGTAGTTGAGCCAGCGGAAGCGGTTGAGGTTGGTGGAGCCAGAAGACGAGAGGTCAACGGCGGGGAGAACCACCTGGACGTAGGTGCGGTACATCAGGTCCGCATTGCGGTTGATGACTGCCGTGACGCGGCGGTTGAAGTCCGCCTGGCCGTTGAAGGTGACCTCAATCGACTCCATGGCGAAGTTCGTGTGCCTCTTGTAGAGGACCTTCCAGAAGGTGATCTGGGGGTTGCCGGAGATGTAGATGTCCTGCGCACCGTAGCTGACAAGCTGAAGAAGACCGCCACCCATTGTTGTTGTGCTCTATGGCAAGAATATTTCTCCAAGGGGGGTCCTGGCGCGGACACTGGAAAAAACGACGCGTTTACGGAGAGGACGTGGTTGACTAAAAAATGGACACCGATCACGTTCTCGGCATCCTCGCGGGTGTTGGTCTCGCGGTCTGCGGAATCTGTGTCGTCGTCAATGCCTGGAGGTCCACTCCTCGCATGAAGGTGTCTCGGTCCGATCCCGACTTGTCCATCCTCGAGAACGCCATTCCGTCTGCGTCCGCACATCGCGTCCAGCCGTCTGAGTATACGTCTCTGTCCATTGGGGATCCTCGTCCGGTCTTCTAGACGGCAGCTGCTGGATCGGCAGGGGATCCCTCGTGATAGGACCCCATGTCCACTGGAAACACAACACCCGCAACCGCTTGTTCGGGCGTAATCTCCTTCATGATTGTCGACTTGCGAGAGAGGGCGTTGAGCACCATCATCTCTGGTCGTTCCTTCCCATAGACGAAGAACACGTCTGCATTCGACTTGGTGTTGGCTCGGTGAAACCGGTGTCCCAACTGGTAGAGTGTAATCGTTGAGTAATTGGGGTTGATAAAGGCTGTGCGAGGAAACTCGCCATGTTTGTCGTCCAGGTCAATGCCTGTACTGCACACCTGGACGTTCCCGATCAAGACTCTGTAGGTTGTAGTGGGTGCCTGAAAGGCATCAAGGATATGTGTGCGACGAGACTGCGATGTGCTCCCCTGGATCACGAGAGGGTCGTACTCCCTGAGGGCATCTTCGACAAAGTCGATCGTCTTGGAGTAGTTGAAGCAGAGGATGACCTTGTTCGCCGTCCCAGTCTGAAGAGCCTGGCGTGCAAGACGCACGAAGAGATGGCGTTTGGCCCACTCGATGGCGACGAGTGCCTCTGCAATCTCGGCGAAACTGCCTGCCTTGTCTCCGATTCGTGTCACCTGGACTGTGTGGGTGGTTGCATCGTAGCCTGCGGCACCCTCTAGCTTCATCACAGCAACGCTCAGTGCATGAGCCTCATCGGGATCCTCGATCTCGTAGAAGCCGTTGCGCTTGACGAGAGCGACTGGAAGAGCCGGCGGTGTCATTGCTGACGCGAGTGTTGGACGGACGCACTTGAGGAAGAGGTCGTAGGCGTACTTGGTCAGAACTCGTCCCGATTGGAATCGCGTTGGTTTGAACACTGTGCGATACAGAGTCGGGTTGAGAGCATGACAGTAGGACCGAATCTCCTCCAATCCAGTCCACTCCAGGTCGTGGGACTTGAAGTTGTATCGGGCAATCTCGTCTGCCCGAAACACTCCGACGGCCTTGAAGAGCCGGAGCGTCTGCTCCATCTTGTCAATCGGACTGCCCGAGAGCAAGAGGACGCGCGAGGCGGAGTGCTGGCCGGCGCACTCGATGATTGCACGGCAGGCCTCAAACTGCGCGCTGAGATTCTTGAAGTTCTGGATCTCATCCATCACAAACAGAGTACCCTCCATCGCCAGGGCAACGAGCCGGTCGGTTGGAAAGAAGGCGACCGAGGCAACCTCTCGTGCGACGTCTTGTTGCTGGAAGCTGTCCCACTCAACAACCGTGCGCGTAATGTCAGCTCGTCGCAACAGCCCGTGTTTGGGCTGTTTGTCCTTGACGCTTCGCAAAGAGGTGTAGCTGAGAACCTCGTCAATGGGAACGTCGTGTTCTTTCTTCATCTGTGTCCACTTCGGGGCAACCGTAAGCGGGCAGATGACGACGACGTGTGGGAACTTCATGGACAAGGCAATGTGGGAACTGGAATAGGTTTTCCCCGTACCCATCATCGAGAAGTCGAAGGCAATGGGATTGGACTTCAAGATGGACGTGAGTGTCTTGACATGAGACGTCTGGTGGGGGAGAAGATCGAACATGGCTCCTTTCTTACCTGGTGGACAAACAGAATTCGTTTTCATTCGAGGACCATCCGAGGCGTAATGTGCATCGCCTCCAACTCCTGAACCCACAGCTTCATCGCATAGGGCAGTGTCTTGGAGATGAACTCCGTCTTGTTCCCACACGTCCCGCAGGAATAGATGCCTTCCTCCTCGTTCATGACTGCGAGCGTTCCGCAGGTCTTGCAGATGCCCGTCGTAAAGGGGTCGGACACATCCATCAGTCGCTCCTTGGTGAACGCTGCGGCACCGTGCGTCAGCAGGCAGTCCCTCTCCATCTCTCCCACACGAAGCCCACCGTCCCGCGCACGTCCCTCGCAGGGCTGGCGGGTTAGGCTCACAATCGGTCCTCGGCCACGACTGTGCTTCTTGTCAATCACCATGTGCTTCAGGCGCTGGTAGAAGGTCGGACCCATGAAGATCTCCGCCTCCATCATCTCGCCCGTCTGT